TGTGGTTGACGAGTTGCAATTGCAACTTTTGATGCAGCCAGAGTCCAAAGGCGCACAGATTATGTCTGAAACGGAGTACAATCAGCGCAATGTAGCTGCAATCAATAAAGCGGCAAAGCGTGTTGGTGATCGCTCCGCTGCATACACGATTTTGAGCCGTTTTGACACTGCGCAAAAACTGGCAAACCACCCAGAAACTTATAAGGTTTTCGGCCAATCACTCCCACAGCAGAAGCTAGACGAACTAGCAAGAACACAGGGTGGAGTATATGCCCTGTACAACAACCTAAAGGGACAGGACTTGGTACAGGCAATGCGTGACATCAAGGCACAAAGCGGGACTGCTGCTGGCATGTCAGAAAAGGAGACGATGGCGTTGCAACGGGCAGTGAACGACCTTGATCTCGTACAGGACTGGAAGTCGGCACAGAAGACTCTCATGCGCATTTCTAGCGATTCTGTAAGGGCTGGAAAGAAACTTGGATTGGATGAAAGTGTGTTTGAGGTCATGCCAATGACCCCAGCTACTGATACAACACCAGCATCTAAAAGGCAAAAAACCAAAGCTGAAGACATCCTTAACAACCCAGAATCAGTTCCATTGTTCCGGGATGAGATTCAATATTTCAACAGGGTTAATAGCCTAAAAAGCAGATTGCAAGGTGGACAGGGTACTGGTACAACGCAACCAGCACCACAAGCCCAACCGCAATCACAACCATCTGCGGTTACTCCAATGGGACTTGAATCTTTGTTCTTTCCAACACGATAACCACAATGACCCCCCAACAACGGGACGCACTAAAACAAGCCCTTGAACAACACAGCCTAAGCATGGCTGTAAAGGATGCCGCTCCAGAGGATGTTGCGTCACTTCCTCAAGACTTTGCCGTACCAACTTACAATGCGAACAATCAACCATTGTATGACAATCAGTTGTTCCCGGCAGTAAAATCTGTTGAGGATCTAGTTGCGCGTGGGTACGCCACCCCAGACGGGCAGGTTACAGAGAATGGTCAGATGGCACTTTCCTTGAAAAAGGTTGGCGCACTTAACGATGACTACACGCTAAATGATACCGGGAGAGCAGTGCTTTCCAAGCGTGAGGACTTGCTTGAGCTAGATAATTTGAGTCTTTATGGGAAGGCCGAGGAGCTAAATCTTGACGATGATGGGCGAGGGATGGGGGAAAGGTTTTCGGCTGGAGTTAAAGAACTATGGAAGTCCACTCAAGACCTTGGGGCTGCGCTTTACGAGGAAGCGGAACCTATTGTTAATGTTGTTTCAGAAGTAATTTCCACGCCAGAACAACAAATTCTTAGAGGTCAAAAGGAAGTTGGTGACATTTCTGAAAATGTTTCCAAAGCATTTAGAACACCAGAGCAAAAAGCAGCCACAAGAATTAGAACAGAAGAGGCGATCAAGGAGTTCTCTGATCAAAGCGTTGCTACGTTGCTTGGTGCTGGTGAATTGATTGCTAGGGCTACTGCTGCTGGGCCTTTCCCAATTGCACAAAGGCAACTAATGGCACTTACCAATGCAGCCAACAAAGACGAGGCAGTATTGATTACAAGGCAAGCCAGAGAACGCATTCTAAATGATGTCGCAAATGTTGGAGTTGCTGAAGCTGTAGATCAACTTACAGGAGTTACGGAGTTCGTTAAGTCATACCAACAAGCCGCAGAGTTGCTTGGCCCGGAAGCGACACAGGAAAAAATAGCCCAAGGCAAAGCAATGGGGTTGGCTGGATCTATCCTCAACCCAGCAACCCCAGAGGCGGCGGCGTTTGGTGCTGCATTCAAGGTTGCCCGTGGGGTTACTGCCCCCATCAGTGGAGCATTATTGAGATCGGAACAGAAAGCACAAAGGGTACTTGCCAAAACCAAAGATTTAACTGCCCTGCAAAAGCAAGCAGCCGAGTATCAATTGACGGTTAAAGCCATTGAGCAACAAGCTGCGAGGGCTGAAGATACTGCTGCAAAACTTTCCCAGCGTGGATTTGTGGATCGCGCCAATAGCGCAACCACCTCCGCAAATGCTTTAAGGCGCAAGGCGCAGGAGGCTAGCGTTCGCTTTGGTGGGTTGCAGGACGAGATTACCCGTGTAAGCGACGACCTAGCAACGCTAACAAAGGACGCAACGGTTGCTGACAAGTTTAACCAGATGATGCAGAAGGCAAAGGAGGTTCCTTACATGCCGATTACTATGGTTGGGTCAACTCTTGAGTATGTTGGTCGCAACATGATCGGGATCGACAAGGGATTGTCGAAATTGGCATCCAAGATTGGCGTTGATAAGGCTTACAACGCGATGAACAAGATTTCATCGCTCTCTGGTCTAGGAACAGTTGGAGCAGCAGCTGGGCTAGGCCCAGCGGCATTTATTCCTGCGGCAATAAAGACCGCATGGTCTACTGCTCCGTTTATTGAGGGTGCTGGAAAATTCATTAACTTGGTAGGCAAGGAGGCCATGAAGTCTCGCGCAGATATTAACTTTTGGAAGCGTATATACGAAATGCCAAATCAAGGCCCAGTCAACCGCGCCATTGCCGGGCTTATGGATACCGCTACTCTTGGCGGTCGTGTGACTGACTTGGGTGTAAGAACCACCAAAGGTGTTCTAGCCGCAGTTCCAGCCGACCTCGCATTCCAATATGTTGCAGAGGGTGGCAAAATGGATGCGGGGTCAATTGGAGAAGCGTTGTCAGAAGCTGTGTTTTTCGGTGGTGCTGGTGGTGGCCTTGGGGCTATTACGATGGGAAGCAAGCAGAAGATTCGCTCCCTCCAGAATGGAAATGCACTTAATTTCTACAGGACGCTAGAAGACCCTCAGCAACGGGTGATGTTCAACGGCATGCCAGAGGATTACAGGAGAGCTATTGGTACATTCTCTGCAACCAATCCCGGCGCAAGGGTGATGTTCACAACCATTGGTGGTGGTGGAATCGACCCAAACACGAACACCATTTACATCAACCCAAACTCCAGCAATCCAATTAAGCCATTGGTGACGCATGAATTCATGCACCACATGATGAACAACGGGATTGGTGAGGGAATTGTCGCGCAACTTGTTGGAGATGGATACCAGACTGGTGGGATTCTTCGTACTGCTGATGGTAAGTACGAGCCACAATACGAGGCATTCAAAGAAGAGTATGTGGATCGCCTGCGCCAGCAACACGCACAAATGATCAAGATGCGTGAGGCAATTGGAGACAAGATACACGCCAATGAAAGAGAGTTTCAAGCACCAAGCGAAAAGTACCTAGCCGAGGAATACTTCATCGAGAGCAATGTTGAAGACATGCTAGGTCTTGTCGAAAGCGGAAAGTTCGGGAAGATGGCGGGACGCATGATCATCAACGACAAGGTTCGTGCGCTAGGTGATTCTATCCTTAACAAGTCATCCATCTTGCGCGACCTACACTTCAAGTTGGGCGGCGTGATGGACAAGAATGGTAAGATGGTATCAGGAAATGGATTCCTAGGTGGACAAATGTACCAGAGTCCAGAGATCCGCAGGATGTTCAAGAAAATGGTCAGCGATTCCGTTGGCCGAAAGGGTGGATTTGATCAAGCGCGAGTAAAGGCCAAGGAAGGTGTTAAGCTCAAGATCAACGGAAAGACAGATCCTATTCTCAAGTCAATGGTGTCATTCTGGGAGGGGGACGCTGATGGCGTTCCGTTCCTTGATAAGGATGGTGATTTTATCCCGCTCAAGAAGGAGACCGAAGAGATGCGAGCAACCGCAGGTCTTCTCTTGATTGACGATCAGAACAGACGACAAGCGAATGGTGAGACCATTGCTGAAGGTCAACTTGTTTATAACCCAGACACTCAAACTTGGAGCGGAAAGTATTTGACCGAAGATCAAATTCGGATACTTCGTCTATCTGGCAGGTTCAACAACCCGCAAATTCGCCAACTTGAGATGCTTAACGAAGCAGCCAAGGCAACACTAGATCCGAATGCCGCACCAGAGACTAGGGGTAATCGTTTTTCGATCATCTACCAAGCCGCACTCAAGCGTAACAAAAAAGGCAAATGGAGATACGACCAGATTGAGCCAAGCCTGCGCGATGTGGTTCCGTATGGTGTTGAAATCACCAAGAATGGTAACATCTTGATTCGTATCATGAGTACGAACCAGATGCATGCCAACATATCCAAGAAGGCGGCAAGCAAAAAGGGTGTTCAGTTGTACGATGGCAACATTGAAGCTATCCTGCGCGATGTAAACAAAGTGATTGAGCTACACGGGGAAGCCGATGGCAAACCTACTGACGCACACTTCAAGGAGAAGTATGGTGCTGCATGGGAGTCTCACAAGGCGTTCATCAACTCCGTGTTCGGCAATGTCGGTGCAGGACACAAAGACATTAACCCGCTAGTCGCGTCAGATAAAGTTGACGCAGTGGTTAAGACCTACAGGCTTGATCGGATCAACAAGGCGACTCAGATGGTTGGATCTACCAATCTGCCCTACCAGAACAATCTGGTGAAGATCAACTACCTGCCAGAAGGTGAGCCAATCCTAGACGAGAACGGCGAGCCAAAGGATCTACGCTACACTCCAAGCTACGAGGATAGCCAAGTCCGCATGCCAGAAGCCCAGCGAGCGATGCCAGAGGGCATCTCACCAGAAGACCTCAACCCCGTAGCCAACAAGCAGGAGGCTCAAGGTCTGTGGGCAGACGGCAAGCGGATGTTTGCTCTCAACGAGATGGATGAGAATCTGACCCCGATCACATCCAAGGCGATGCTGGACTCGTATTCAGCGGATGCTATCGGGTGGATGGAGCCACAGGCGACTCCTGCTGGAGAGCAGACTGGTCAGATGCGGTTCATGCCAGAGAAACTAGACTCCGACTACATGAAAGCTGTGGAGTCTGGTGATGTGGAGGCACAACAGAGGATGGTGGATGAGGTTGCGAAGAGGGCTGGGTATAATGAAAAAGCCTATCATGGATCACCAAACAAACCATTTTGGGTTTTTGATCCTTTGCGTAAAGGCGAGCGCACGGGTTCCAATTCAGCTTTGCTTGGGTACTTTGCATCCAGTTCTAAAGATGTATCCTCTCAATACCGAATGACGGAAAGTGAGCGCGCCAACGCTGGTTATCGTGGGCCGCTTGCACAAAATTTAGAAGATTCAGAATCTCAACTAGCGAGAGCAGAAGATATTGAAGTATTTGCGGAGTATGACGAGGAAGCTGGAGGATACATTGGTAAACTGAAAGCAACAGACCAATGGGGAAGCGAATACACATATGATGCTGATCCATACGATGCTTTTCAAGATGGCAACAAGGAAACGGTTTTTGATGACGAGGAACTTGCGATTGAAGCAGCACAAGATGAAAAAGATAAAAACATTGCAAAGGCCCAGGATTCTTTGGATGCAAAAATTGCTGAGTATGAGAAAGCGGCTAAAGATAAACTAGAATCATCAACTCTACACAATCTTTACTTAAAGCTCGAAAATCCACTTGTTTACGATTTTGATGGTGGCTCATTCAGAGACAAGAGTTATTCAGAACTCGTGCAAGAAGCAGTTGACGGTGGACATGACGGAGTGATCATGGAAAACACCAACGATTCTATTGACGATGATACGGTTTCAGATGTGTTCGTGTTCTTTCAATCATCTCAAGCAAAACTTGCCGACCCCATCACCCGCGACGACTCTGGCAATGTCATCCCGTTGAGCAAGCGGTTTGATGTGGGGAGTAGGGATATGAGGTATATGCCAGAGGGCTACAAATCTCATCATGACGAGACATTGCTAAATAGCGCATGGAACGGCAAAGAACTTGATCTAAATAGACCGTTCAAGGCGAACGAGTCTCTTCCATCTCTAGCAATGAGAACTAAATGGGAAGAGAAACCACTAGTCAGCAAAGGCGATTTTGATTTTAATGAAAAGGCTAGAGTCATATTTGGTAAGAACAAGAATGGTGATGATGTCACATTTAAGTTTGATCCAAAACTCTTGAATCCCCCAAACATTGTTGACTTTGCCGATGTGTATACAGGTGAGCAGATACAATACACAATCGCAGACCGCATGTCTGCTGTTGATGGAGACATGGGAGGCACATTGCATCCATTCCTCAAAAACAACGATATCGTAATCGAGGGGCCGGATGGTCAAAAATATGTGGTTGGGTGGGGAAATAACTCTGCTACCGTTGGGACAAAGATGCGAAGAAAGGCAAAGGACGGAGCTAATGTTCTCATGGTGTATTTGATGGGCAATGATGCACATCAGTCAAACACTAGGACTGTGAGGCTTTTTGATACTCAACTTGAGAATTCGTCCAAGCCGGGTCATATGATTGATATCGCAAGAGCATATTCATATATCCCTATTAAAGAAATAAAGCACGCATCTGCTCTTAAAGAGGTTGCAAGAATTGATGGTTTGCTCAAAAAAGCAAAAACATTAAATAAAGGATCAGATTACATCAATAAATTAAAAAGCGATAAAAATTTAGCAATTAAAGAATCGCAAAAATTTAAAGTATCTGCATACGAAACAGAGCTTGCTGGTATTTTCCGTAAAGTAAAATCATCACAAACAAGACTTGATAACGGTATTGGAAAGCAATCAACTGTTGATGCAAACATTAAAGAGTTGTCTGACTTTGCATCCTCAAAAAAAGGCAAAAGCCTTATTGGGGAAATACCATCACAATTCATCTATGAGATGACTGGAACATTTGATGGCAGAAAATCAGCGGTATCTCAAATTTCCAACTTGAAACTATATGACTTTGATGGCCCAGCTTTGTCTGCGGCGACTGCCGATATGGAGTCTGGAGACAAGAATGCAATTGTGACGGCAATAGACCTTTCAAATGATCAGGACTTTTTTATGCTGTACATGGGAGATGATCCAAAACAGATCAACGCAATGACAAGTTCGGAAAAAGCCGCTGCTGCAAAACTCAAACAAAACAGCAATTTTGTAATTCATGAGGCATACGATACGCTGATCCTTAGTCCTCTGGGGGGGCGCAGAAACTTGAATTCCAGAATGGAAAATGCCCTTGACGCGGTGCCAGATAGCTTTCAAGCTGTTCTTGACGATAGGCCAAATGTTAAGGCTCAAGTTGGAAAAACGGATGCAAAAGGAAAACTGATTCTTTCGGAAGACAACCTTCTTAATACAGTAAGGGATCAGCAGTCCGTGCCGCTAATATACAATCCAAGAAAATGAAACCAAGCGACTACATTCTCACATTGAATAAAGATCGTGTGAGCGAATTTGAGAAAATAGGATTTACTGCTTATGCGGTTGGCGATGGAACCTACTATGCCGTTGACGCAGATGCTCCACAAGAGTCACATGAACTTGCTGTATCTGCCATTGACGGAAACCTTGACGCAATGGATGAGGTTCGTGGGTTTAAACTTCCTGAGCAGAAAGATGAGCAGACACCCGCTTACAAAGGTAACGCTTCAGCTATTGCAAACGCCGCGAAGCTGAAGTAAAACTAACCACCATGAGCGAGAAACTAACCGCAGAACCAGATCAAGAGTGGTTCGCAGAGGTCATGCGCCGAGCCGAGGAACACGGCAACAGGCAACGCGTGGAATTCTGGAACCCACAGGCAGCGGCAAAGTGCCTCTGGCTACTGGCGCAGGGCAAGAGCATCAAGTCCACCTCCGAGATCACAGGTCTTGCCCGTGACACCGTGCGCTCACTCATGTGGCGGCACAGCGACACTCTGGAGACGAAGCGGAAGGAGTTCAGCCAGAAATATGCGATGGCTGCTGAAACCTACACGGACTTGCTATTTGCGAAGGCAGACCAACTTGCCGACGATCCAGACCAACTCAAGAACATCTCCCCCGACCGACTGGCGATCACCGTGGGAGTTTTAACGGACAAGTCCATGCAACTATCTGGCATGGCTACCGCGGTTGTGGAACACAGGCAGGGGGCGAGTATCGACGATGCCGCCAAGATGATCGCAGAGGCTAAATCTCGCATTGCCAGCAAGGTGAAGGCGAAGGCAGTCGAGGCTGAAATTGTCGCATGATCCCAGAACCAGAGTCGAGATTTGATGGGCCGATATTTCACCACTATGTGGTGGAGCATGACGGCGTGCAGCACAAGTGCAACACCCTAGCCTACGCCTCGTACTTGGCCGAGAAGTTCAACGCTAAGGTTTGGAATGTGGTGCTGGAGAAGCACATAAGACCATTTATAGGCGTTTGTCAGCACTGCCAGAACCGCAAGAAATACCGCGAGCTTCACCTTGTGGACGGCAACCGTGGGTCATTCCCGCCAGAGTACGACACCCTTGGGTGTGATGATTGTGATAGCGTTTACAGAATTGTTGATATTCTCATGGAAACTGGCGCATACAGGATTAAAGAGGAGGTGGCATGCTAGAGTGGAGAAAACATCCTATTTTGCAGCCACCAACTGACGAAGAGTTGGTTTTGATGGAGCCAGAGGAATTGGTGGATCTTCACAGAGTCTACCATGAAGCAATTTCCAATGCCGAAAGCGATCCATACAGATACGGGTTTAGGCTTCCACATTGGGCTAAAGCCGAGGAACAACTATCTCAAGTGTCTGAAATACTTGCACTTGGAGGAAATCGCAGCGGCAAAACTGCATTTGCTTCGTACTGTGTAGTGAAAGCCGCTATTGAGAATCCAAAGTCAGAGATCATGTGTTTTTCGCAGACCTCTGAAGTTAGTATCAGGCAACAACAAAGCGCAGTATGGGAATGGCTGCCAGTTGAATTACGCACAAAGCAAACATCGGCTAATGCTTACATCTCATACACTAAGAAAAACGGATTTACGGATAACTCTCTAATCCTGCCTAACGGGTCGCAGATTATCTTCAAAACATATTCCCAGTTCCAGAACAATCCGACCATTCTAGAAGGTGCTGAACTTGGTTGTCGTAATCCCAAGTGGCACAACATAGGTGTATGGCTCGACGAGCATCTTGGTGGCCCGGAATTGATCAATACCCTGCGATTCCGCCTTGCAACACGCAATGCGCAGCTTCTGCTAACCTTTACTCCAATTGATGGATATACAGAGGTTGTTAAAGAATACTTGGATGGGGCTACGACCATTGAAAACCGCGAGGCAGAACTCCTCGGCGGCGAGCTTGTCCCCTATGTGCAGCGGAGTAAGAAGCGAAATGCCAGCGTCCATTATTTCCATTCACAGGACAACCCTTTCGGTGGCTACGAGCGGATTAAGGAGACACTGGTGGGGAGGCCTAGGGAGGAGATCCTAATTCGTGCGTACGGGGTTCCAGTCAAGTCCCACGCCACCAAATTTCCCAAGTTCAACAAGGAGGTAAATGTGGTATCTCCCGACACTATTCCAACGAAAAATGTGACGCGCTACCATATTGTCGATCCTGCGGGAGCCAAAAACTGGTTCATGTGCTGGATTGCCGTTGACGCGACTGGAACCTATTGGGTCTACCGGGAGTGGCCAGGTGTCGATGTGGGCGATTGGGCCGAGTGGCGAGGGGGCAAGTGGGTTGCCGGCGATGGCGCAAAGGGGCAGGGCTACGGCATCCGCGACTATGTGGAACTCATAAAAGACCTAGAGGGTGACGAGGAGATCATGGAGCGTCTCATTGACCCCCGACTTGGGGCGGCAAAGTACCAGTCAGCAGATGGGGCTAGTAGCATTATCGAGGATTTGAACGACGAGGGCATCGTGTGCCTTCCAGCCCCCGGCTTGGAAATCGACGATGGGTTGCAAGCTTTGATCGGGAAAATGTCATGGAATGTAACTATGCCGTCAGATTCGGTCAACCGACCGCATTTCTATGTCAGCGAGGAATGTGAGAACATCATCCAAGCCCTGTCCGAGTACACGGGCGATGGTGGTCTGAAGGAGGCGTGGAAAGACCCCATAGATGTCCTGCGCTACGCCGCCATCTCTGGCATTGACCATGTGGACGGGTCACATATAGCTGTAACTAGACAAGGCACAGGAGGATACTAACCATGAAAACAAAGAAAAAAGCAGCAAAGAAGGCAGTAAAGAAGGTTGCGCCAAAGGTGGAGCCACAGGCGGAAGCGGTCATTTCCGCCCCAGAACCAGCAGCCGAGCCACTGGAGGTCATGGTGATTGGCCTCGCCAACAACCCAAGATATGTGTATGCATCACTTAATGGGGAGCGTATTGCCGTCGAGGTTCCCGCATGGATGTCCCCTCGTCTGGTTCGCAAGCCCATTAAAGTTCACAAGAAATTAGACTCCGAGCATTACGAATTACATGGAAACTGAATATGAATCAGAAGCCCTAGAGGGTGAAGCGTTGATCTATGTGGAGAAGGAGCCAGATGTTGGCTCTCTTTCCTATGCCTATGAGACCGCTTTGCTTGACCTCGACGAGTATTTCCAGTCCTGCCTTCGTTCGTATGACGAGCGGAGGAACATCTGGGAAGGTAAGAGCGACGACCTCCGCAAGCATGGTGCTAACGCATTCCCGTGGGAGGGAGCCTCCGACCAAGAGGTCAATGTGATCGGTGAGAGGATCGATACCTATGTGGCACTCTTCGACCAAGCCCTCCAACGCTCCCACATCAAGGCATTCCCGACCAGCATGGCATCCATGCCGAGGGCAGCGATGGTCAGCGGATTCCTGAAGTGGATGAGGTCGAGCTACATCCCAAATTTCCGGGAACACATGGAACTTGGGGCTAATTATCTGCTCGAAAAGGGTCTCATGATCTCTTATGTTGGTTGGCAGCGGGAGTCCCGCACCTACCTCCAGACCATGACTCTGGACGAGATCGCGCAGGCCGCGCCAGAGATGGTGGATCTGCTCATGGACGAGAATGCCACAGAAATGGCCCTAGGATTGATTTCTCAGGCTTTCCCTGCACTTTCGGGGAAGAGAGCCAGAAAAGCCCTCAAAGACCTCAGAACGAAGGGAGAGGCGCAAATACCCATTCCTAGGGTAACCGTGGATCGCCCCGTGGTGCATTCCTGCGCCCCGGACGGGGAGGTTATCCTACCGCCCTATGTCTCCGACCCGCAGCGCAGCCCCTATATTTTTTGGAGAACCTTCCTAACGGCTCAAGAGCTTGAGAAAAAGGTCACCAACGAGGGCTGGGACGAGGACTGGGTCGAAAACGCTATCGAGCGACTCCGTGGCAAGGATTCCATGTACCTCGACGGGGAGAAGCAGAAGAACATCACAAGGTTGCCTATTACCGATGACAACGACCTTGTCATGGTAGTGTATGGCTACCAGCGTTTGATCGACGAGGAGGACGGCTCCGAGGGTATCTATTGTACCGTTTTCCACCCCAACTCCGAGGGCTACGCCAAGCATGAACTGCTTAACGGATATGACGACTATCCATTTGTGGTAACTCGTTTGTCTAATAACCAGAAGCGCATGTACGAGGTGCAAACATTTGGGGACATCCTCCGTGGGGCGCAACTCCAGATCAAAACCGAGCGTGATTCGCGTGTTGACCGCTCGTCGCTGGCAACCCTGCCACCCCTCATGCACCCTGCTGGCAAGCCTCCCTCCGACTGGGGGCCGGGCAGGCGCATCCCATATCGTCGTCTGGGTGAGATCCAGTGGGGGCCGACACCGCCGCCCGACAATGGCTCCGTGGAGGTCGAGGTGTCGATGATCGGACAGGCAGACCGCAGCGTTGGTCTCGACCTTAACAATCCGCTCTCGTCCATGAGGCAGCAATACTTCGTGTCCAAGTTCCTAGACCATGTGCGTGATGTCCTGAACCTTGCTTGGAAACTATACCAACGCATGGGGCCTGATGAGGTATTCTTCCAAGTCACTGGCAACCCCAACCCGCAGGTAATGACCAAGGGTAGCCCGGACGAGAACTTCTCCATCGTGGTCAACTTCGACTCCCAGAGCAATGACCCAGAGACTGCCGAGACGCAGTTGAAAAACATGGTGTCGCTCGTCCAACTCGACCGCAACGGAATCATGGATGTCAACAAGCTGTTGGAATTCACGGCTTCCAGCATAAACCCGATCTTTGCCGACTATGTCCTGCAACCAGCAGAGGAAGCGCAGCAGAAGGTCATGAAGAATGTCACGGACGACCTCGCCAAAATCTTCGCTGGCATCGAGGTTCCTGCCCAGCCCAATGGCGCACAGATCGCAATGCAGCTTGTGCAAGCGTATGTCCAGCAACCAGATGTCGCACAACGCGCACAATCGGACGAGGCATTCGCAACGCGACTCCAGAAATACGCCGAGCAGTACCAGTTCCAACTCCAGCAGGCCCAGAACGCAGAGATCGGTCGCATCGGCACGGCTCCTGCGGAGATGGGTGGCATGCAAACCCAAGGAATGCAGCAGTAATGGAAAAGCGTTTCACAAAGGTAGTCACCAACCCCGATACTGGTCGCAAGAAGACCGTGCGTTTCGGGCAGGCAGGTAAGGCTGCTGACGGCAAGGATCGCATCCGACCCGGCACGAAGAAGGGTGATGCCTATTGCGCTCGTTCCGCTAAAATCAAGGGTGACTGGAAGTCAGACCCAAACTCGCCCAACGCATTGTCCCGTAAGAAGTGGCGTTGCCGTGGGGATAAAAGCGTGAAATGATCTTGTCTAATGGAACAAGTCATCGCATCAAAAAAATGCACCAAATGTGACATTGAACAAACTTTAGATTTTTTTCATAAAAATCTATCTTGTAAAGACGGAAGAGCGTCTTGGTGTAAAAAGTGTCAACATCAGCAATTAAAAGATTCTAGGAAATGCCCAGAAAAAAAAGCTATTCATGCAGTATATAGTAGAAAATCTTCTTTAAAAAATAGATATGGAATCACGCTTGATGAATACGAAAAAAAATTGCAATTGCAAAAATGGTCTTGCGCAATATGTGGATCAAAAAAACCAGAAAACGAAAAAACACAAAAAAATTTAGCTGTAGATCACAATCACTCCACGGGATTTGTTAGGGGTATTTTATGCCAAAAATGCAATAGAGGTATTGGATTATTTAATGATGATATATCTAGACTTCAATCAGCAGTACAATATTTAATTAACGCACAACAAAATGAAAAAAACAGCAAAACAAGCTAAGATTGGTAAGGTCATGGGGGAGTACAAAGCTGGAACGCTCCATGCGGGCCGAGACCCAAAGGGGCCGCGCAAAGCACCCGTGGTGAAGAGTCGCAAGCAAGCTGTGGCGATTGCCCTCTCGCAAGCAGGCATGTCCAAGAAACGCAAATAACTTATGAAAAAAGGTAAATCAAATGGCTGCGGCCACAACGGAAACGGAAACGGCAAGAAGAAGGGCAAAGGCTATGTCGAGATCGAGATCAAGATGAGCCGTGCGCCAAAGAAAACTGCCAAGCGCAAGTAACATGACACCACTACCGAAACCAACGATACAACAATCCGTAGAAGCACTTTCCGACCGCGAGGAATATCACGCAATCGTCCAGTTTATCCGCGACGAGCGTGAAAAGTTCTTCGGTGACCTTCGCCTGTGCGAGTCCAGCAACGATGTGATGAAGGTGGCAGGGTCAGTGGCTGCTCTGGATGAGTTGCTAGGTGTCCTAGCTTGACAATTTGCCTGTAACAATGTAAACATTACCCATCACGCTAGCGAATGCTTGATCGCTGTAGGTAGCGTGTGTTTCATTGTTCATTGGTTTCACCCTTGGTAGGTTCAATCCCTATCAAGGGTGTTTTCTTTACTGGATAGTGTAAATGCTCATAATGAGTGAATAAACGCACATTAGGACGGTTTTCGTCCAGTTTCTCGTACATTAGCACAGCTTATATTTAATAAGATTTTAATCTTGGCAAAACCCCCCCTCCCCCCATTGGAACCAAATCCAACAGTGGAAAGAGGGTGACCCTCATCGCCTTGTTTTTATTCCCGCGACGATTTAACCCCTAGGAATCTGTTGCCGCTATCTTTTGTGTCAGTGTGCGGGTTGGAACTGAACTGGCTTACCTTTGCCAAAAACAAAGGGCTAGCACGGGGAAGTGAGGAACCCGTGCCAGCCCTAGATCCGTTGCTCTACGCTTCGGAGGGGTGAATGGTGACGATCAGCCTCACTTCCCGTCAAGGCGAATCCTACTCTGGGTTTCCCCGCAAGTCAACCCACAAATTACCCGTCAAAATATCCATATTGGTGGCGTGGATTTACTCCGACATTTTCTCCGACCTTTTCTCCGACCTTTTCTCCGACCTTTTCTCCGACCTTTTCTCCGACGATAACGCAATAAGACCACACGATTTTCGTCAGAAAAACTACACATTATTTCTGACATATAGTTATCCACACCTATCCACACCCATATGCCCCCATTGTTGACTTATATTAACTCCCTCCACATTGCTAGGTCATCGCCGCCGCCGGGCGTTAACTGGTGTCAAAAACATGAATGTGCAATCCGAGGCTATCGAGGGAGCCGAAAACCCCTTGTCTAATAACATATCCTTTGAAGATTTAATCAACCAAAGGAGTCAGAAGTACTCAGAACCAGAAGCCGAAGCTACTGAAACTGAGGAGGATTCTTGGGAAGAGGAAGAGACTCTGGAACCAGAGGCAGTTTCCGACGAACAGGAAGAACCCGAAGAAGAAGAAGCCGAGGAAGAAGGCGAAGAGGAACAGGAAGTAGACTTGTTGTCGCTAAACCCTGAAGAGATCCAAGCATTGGCCAAAAAGAGCCGCAGCCGTTTGCTACACCGAGTGGGTGAGCTTACAGCGCAAAAGAAGGCACTTGAGGAAAAGCTGAACTCGCAGGCCCAAACGAAACCACTACCAGTAATCCCCGCAGAGCAGAACCCCTTCCGAGACATTGATAGTGTCGAGGGGCTACAGGCTAAATATGCGGAACTGGAGAAGGTCGCGGAGGAGACCGACACAATCCTTGAAGAACACGAAGACTATGGTGCTGAAGACATCATCGTCCTAGGTGACAAGGAGTTTACGAAGAAAGAGATTCGTCGAGCTAACCGCAATGCGCGGGAAGCCATGGCAAAATACCTCCCAGCACAGCATGCAGAACTCGCCAAGCGAGGACAACGCGAGCAGGCACGGGAACACTTCACCGGGTTGATCCCGCAGGAAGTCCCAGAGGTTGCCGACGAGGAATCCGACATCGGTAAACAATACAAGGAACTCCTAGCTGACC